AAGGATTTAATCAACAACACCTTGCCGGGGCTTCTTTCGGGGCTTCAATCGCAACTTGACGGCGTGATTGAACAATGGTTCTATGAGGTTGACCCGACCCCGGACAGCACCGCCCCGACCGCGACGGCAAATGAACCCGCAAAAGGATGGGTCGAAGCAGATGCGGCAAGCGGTGGTGTCACTGAACGGGAAAAGCACTTGGGCGACTTGTTTTATAACACCGAATCGGGCAAGGTTTGGCGATATGTCAAAGGCAAGGTGCGCCCGCATCCGGGCGCGGCGTTGTCAACGTCCGATTATTACTATTGGAAAGAAGATACGGAATTGGCACAAGCCTTGTCATTGGCGCAAGATGCCCTTGATGCGGCGAACTCCAAAGCCCGCATTTTCGTGTCAACGCCTTATCCCCCTTATGACATCGGCGACTTATGGGTTGACGGGAAAGAGTTGCGCCGTTGTATCACCGCGAAAACCGCCGGGCAATCCTACAATGTCAACGATTGGGTCGTTGCCGTATATTACGACAACACCAAAACAACCATTGACGGCGGCATCGTTACGTCCGGCACAATTCAGGTTGCGGGCGACAATCAAAGCATCCTTGCGGGCATCACCGGGCAAGGCACGACGGCATCATCAATCCGCTTTTGGGCGGGCGAATCCTTTGAAAACCGAGCAACCGCGCCTTATCGAGTAATGCAAGACGGGTCGGTGGTAATGACCAAAGCAACGGTCGAGGGTGTTATAAATGCCCTTTCCGGCTCAATCGGCGGGTTCAATATTTCAACCGGGCGAATCGGTTATGGTTCTTCGTCGGAGCAAGACACGACGCACGGATTGGCATTGTTGCGTGATTTCATCCGATTCTATAACGGCGACCAAAGGGTTCTTGTCGGTTGCCTTAATTCACTTGGCTATCCTTATTGCGGATTGTTTGAACTGACGGGTGACATGGGAACGACACTTGAAGTTCACCACAAACACAAAACGACCGCCGATGAACAAAATGAATATTGGTATCGCCCGAAGTCACTTGCGGTGTTCGGAAATCAATTCAATGTCGGTAAGGTCGCAATGTTTGAAAAAGGTTACATTGGTAGGGTTTATAATGACATTATCGAATTATGGATTGGTCAAACTCACAAATATTATTTCACATCTTGCACGTCACGACGAATGAGTGTGAAGTTACCGACAAAAACAACGGTTGACAAAATGACCGGTAATGCCGCAATTCAATTTGACTTGGAAATCGTGTGTGACCCGTTCATGTCAAATATCGTTGTTCTTACTTCGCAAACCGGGGGGCAAATGTATAATCAGAATGGCGAAACGGTTTCGACAATCGACATGGCAAAGGGTGATTCAATCATGTTCCGTTACTATGCCGGACGGTGGACAATCATTAACCGATATAATTAACAATCATGGAATTAGCAAAAATATTGCCTGATGGCACGGCGGACATTCGCTTTTGTCCGCCGTCGCTTGGCGAAAGAATGGCACAACTTCGGGATGCCGGGTTTCTCAATTTTGTGCCGACCGAACAACCGCAAACGGAAACCGGGTTTGTCGCGGTTGATTCATTCGCCGTCGTTGATGGGTATGTCGTGCAGTCGTGGGAAGTCAAGGTTGACCCCGTGGCGACACAAGCCCGCATCGACGAACTAAAAGCCGGACTTGCAGATTCGGACTACAAGGTAACAAAGTGTTATGAAGCATCTTTGGTCGGTGATTCATTGCCTTATGACATCGCGGAATTGCACCGGGAAAGGCAATCAATCCGCGATGAAATCAACCGCCTTGAAGCCCTTATCGCGTGAAGTTATGCTTTATTTATTCAATCGTGTTTTATAGTAAGACATATTGAGGTAATTTTGCAAACATCAAATCGAATTACGACATGGACACAACAAGGTCGGGCGAACAAGTTTCCGCCCAAATCGGCAAAATGGGTGTCGTTGCCCTGACGGATTCCGGCTTTTCCTTGCCGGACGGTCAGTGCTTCAACATCAAGAACGACGGCAACGCCCCGGTCACTCTATCGGTGCAGCTTGCCGGGATGCCTGACGGCGATTCCGTCACAACGCAATTTGATTGCGGGTGGAATCCCGAAATCGTGAAAAAGATAATGCCAACGTCGTTGGCGAATACTAACTTAAAATGGGGCTTCTAATATGGGTCTTTTAATCGGCACGGGCAACACAAAGCCCGCATTCGCTTATGACTATTATTACGGCATTGAATGGGATAAGACCGTTTCAAATCCCATTCCAACCCGTATCGGTAAGAACGAACTTCATCAGTCCTTGCCCGTTCAGTCACTTATGCGCCGTTGCATCCTCAAAGACGATGGCGCGGTCAATTACTACTTACACGCAAACGATTCCTCAAAGCGCTACAACGGGGCGGCGGCAAACCTGACCGGGGCGGACGGTCAATTCATGGTCGAGTTGCCCGACGCATATATGCGCTTTGAAATGGATGGCAACAAGTGTCGCGCCCTGATGTCTGACCGTCCGTTGCCCGGATTCATCAAGTGGCGTAAAGACTATGTTTCCGCCGATGAAGCGTGTGTGCAGCGGTCAACCAACAAACTTTGCGCGGTGGTCAACACTGATGCCGACTATCGCGGCGGCAACAACAATGCGTCGTATGACGCGACCGACCACACATTGTTAGGTCGCCCGGCAACATCTATCAGCCTGACCAATTTCCGCGCATACGCCCGCGCCCGTGGGTCGGTGTCGTGGAACTGCAACCTATATCAGATACACCGCAAGTTGTGGTGGTTCTTTGCGATTGAATATTGCAATTTCAATTCGCAAGCAGCTTTCAACGCCGCATTGACCGCCGACGGTATGCGTCAAGGCGGACTTGGCGCGGGTGTCACGACCCTTAACGGCGGCAAGTGGAACACATGGTGCGGTTATAATCCGTTCATCCCTTGCGGTCACACCCTTTCGTTGGGCAATCACACGGGGGTTGTCGATTATGCGTTGCCCGCCGGGTACGGCGCAACACTGACCGTCGCCGTTCCGTCTTATCGCGGCGTGACAAATCCTTTCGGTCATATATGGAAATGGACGGATGGTTGCCTTTGCAACATTCAGTCCGATGCCGCCGGGGGATTATCGGAATTTTTCGTGTGCGACAATCCCGCCGAATTTGCAAGCACCATCGGGTCGGGCTATCAGTTACGCGGCAACTTACCCCGTCAAGAGGGTTATGTTAAAGCCTTGATTCTCGGCGAACACGGCGAAATCATGCCCCTTGCGGTCGGTGGTGGCACAACATCGTATTTCTGCGATTACTATTATACAAACATCCCCACAAGTGGTGAAGCCACACGCGGCGTTTTGTTCGGCGGTTCTGCGCATCCTGGTGCGAATGCGGGCTTCGTGTGTGCTCATGCGAGTCGTGCGCCGTCGGGTACGAATGCGGCTTTCGGTTCTCGGCTTTGCTTTTACCCAATCGACCCCGCCGCGTAAGCGGAAATCGACCCCCGAAAACATTTTGACGGAATCTTGAAATGAAAGAAAATAGGGTTGTCAGGTGTCGCGGCGTTTTGTTCAGCGGTAATGCGAATAATGGTGCGAATGCAGGCTTCGTGTATGCGAATACGAATAATGCGCCGTCGAATACGAATGCGAATATCGGTTCTCAGCAATGCTTGTAAAAATATTGCATCACCTGAAACCTTGCCACAAAAACATCCCGTTCCGGGGGTGTATGAGTGGGGCGACCCACGGCAAAAAATAAACCACGTTGAACGGCTTTGGTAGGGAAACCGAAGAAGCCAATTATTCAAGCAAGGATGAAGCGTTTGAACAATCTTTTTGAAAAGGTCATAAGCCTTGACAATTTACGTCTTGCCGATGAAAAGGCAAGGCGCGGAAAGTCGCGGACTTATGGTGTTCAGATGCACGACAAAAACCGTGAAGCGAACATCCTTGCGTTGCACGAGCAATTAAAGAACGGAACTTTCAAGACATCCCCTTATCATGTTTTCACGATATATGAACCCAAAGAGCGTCTAATTTATCGCTTGCCGTATTTCCCCGACCGAATCTTGCACCATGCGATTATGAACGTGCTTGAACCCATTTGGGTGTCGGTGTTCACAAAGGACACTTATTCTTGCATCAAGAATCGCGGGATTCATGCTTGCGCAAAGAATGTGCGCCGGGCATTGAAAGAGGACAAGGACGGCACACGGTATTGCCTGAAAATCGACATCCGCAAATTCTATCCGTCAATTAACCATGAAGTGTTGAAAAGCATCGTGCGTCGCAAAATCAAGGACGCACGATTGCTTGCACTTCTTGATGAAATCATTAGTTCAACCGACCATCCCGGTTTGAGCATCCGCAATTTCGTTCAGGTCAACGGAAAGGTTGTCGCGGTTGACGGACAGAGTGTGCCGATTGGCAATTACCTTTCGCAATACTTCGCAAACCTGATGTTGGCTTATTTCGACCATTGGTTGAAAGAGGAAAAGCGGGTGAAACATTATTTCCGATATGCCGATGATATTGTCATTCTATCGGGTGATAAAGATTACTTGCACCAACTATTGCACGAAATCCGGGCTTATCTTGCCGGGTTGAAACTGACGGTCAAAAAGAATTATCAGGTGTTCCCCGTCGATGCGCGGGGAATTGACTTCTTGGGTTATGTCTTTTATCACACCCACACGCGATTGCGCAAGTCAATCAAGCAAAGGTTGTGCCGCCGGGTGGCACGTCTTAACAAACGGAAGAAGCCTTTGCCCAAAGAAGCGTATCGCCAACAAATTTGCAGTTGGTGGGGCTGGTGTAAATACTGCAATTCACGAAATCTTTTTAACAAACTAAAAACATCAATGCCGTATGAAATTAGTTTCAATCGCGCCAAATGCGCATTACGACATGACGCACGGAAAACCGAAGATGCTTGAAAAGGACAACGACGGTTCTTGCATCGTGCGTCTTAACGTCGCGCCCGAAAAGGGCATTCCCGGCGGTGACATCGCCAATCAGTCCGCCGACGCGGAGGAAGTGCAAACCGGGTGGTCTTGCTATGAAGTCAGGACATTTGCAGCTCCGACCAAAGCGAACTTGAAAAAGGCAATCATCCGTTCCATCGTGGACGAAACCGCCGAATTTGACCTTGTAAACTCCTACAACAAGCACACGTTGGGAATCAAGGTCGATGAATCCGCCGTGCAGAAATATAAGGACTTCTTGACCCTGACCGAAGAAATCGACGCGGCATTGGTCGAAGTCCTGAACGACTAACTTCTAACTAACACTTACTAACAATGGCAAGGTTTGGCGACCTCGGAATTGAATCCGGGGCAATCATCGGAAAAGGAATCGAGATTGAAGAATTGTTCGGCAAGCGCATCTTGATTGAGAAAACAAAGATTTCAAAGTCAAAGTTCACGGGCAAGAACAATTCGGGAATGCGACTGCAAATGCAAGTCGTTCTTGCGACGTTCAACGATTGTGCCGACGCAAACGGCGACTTCTTTGTGAAGAAGCCCGACGGCACACCCGACGGCGAAAGGCGATGTTGCTTCACCGGGTCGGATATTCTTATTGAGGACATCCAAGAAGCAGAAGCAAAGGTTTCGGCAATGAACACGGAACGTGCCGGAAAGCACGAACCGCCCATTGAACTTTATCCGATTGACACAACCATTGTCAAAGTCGGAAAGTGTTTCAATTTCACTTAATATGACAAACGAACTCCATCCGATTTTTTCAGCGGTCGGCAAATACCTGATGGGGGCAATCGGCGCATTGATAGGATTCTTGCACCCGACTTTCCCTTTCATCATCGTTTGCACCATCGCCGTGTTGCTTGATTGTTACACGGCATGGGCATTGTCGCGCCGCGTCAAGAAGAAGTTTCCCGGTGCTAACGATGGCAAGTTCAAAAGCCATTACGCCGGACGGGTATTTGTTACCCTTGTGAAAGTCTATGCCGTGACCGTGCTTGCCTATATGATTGACACAATCATTTTCCCCGAAATTGCGATGTTGTTGCCCAACATCGTTGCCGGAACGGTATGTTTTTGGCAAATATGGTCAATGCTTGAAAACGAATCATCTTGCAACAATGCACGGTGGGCGGAAATCGCACAACGCATCATGGTTGACAAGACCGAAAGGCATTTTGACATCGACTTGCACGAACTGAAACACCCTGAAAGGGGCAAGGACAAGGACACCCCGGCGACAACGCCCGGTGTCGAGTAATAAACCAAATCATTTAACCACATGGCAAATGTTGATTCCCTATTGCCTTACATCCTCAAATTTGAGGGTGGTTTTGTCAACGACCCCGCCGATGCCGGGGGCGCGACAAATAAAGGCGTTACAATCGCAACATGGCGGCAAGTCGGTTATGACAAGGACGGTGACGGCGACATCGACGTTGCCGACCTGAAAATGCTGACCGATGCCGACGTGCGAAACCGGGTGTTAAAGCCCGCGTTTTGGGATAGATGGAAAGCCGACCGCATCAAGTCGCAAGGTGTCGCAAACATCCTTGTCGATTGGGTGTGGGGGTCAGGCAAGCACGGCATTGTCATTCCGCAACGCCTATTGGGTGTCGTGCCGGATGGCATCGTGGGTGAAAAGACCCTTGCCGCCGTCAATGCCGCCGACCCCCGGCAGCTTTTCGACGCTATCTTTGAAGCCCGCAAGAAGTTCTTGCACGACATCACCAACCAATCAATCGCAAGGTATGAACGCAAAATCGGTCGAAAGGCGACGGCATCCGAATTGAGGAAGCACACCAACCAACGCTTCATCAAGGGATGGTTGAACCGCCTTGAAGCGATTAAACAATTCCGCCCATGAAACGTGTGTTCTTCTTCATTGTCGTTGCCCTGATGCTTGCGTCGTGTGCATCGACCCGCAAGATTCAGGAAACGACCGCATCCGTTTCGGTTGATTCAACAAGCGTCAAGGAAACGGCAAAGCATGAATCCGAAAAGGTTGTTGACACGACCCGGACGGAACACTGCAAAGTCGTGATAACGGAAATCATCTTTGACACCACGCCCGCCGCAAGCCCGGCGACCGACAACTCGGACGCAAGGGCATCGCCCGACACTTCGGCATCAGATAAGCCCGCCACGACACAAACACCCGCCGCAACCGTTAATATTCCCGGTTTCGGTCAGGTGTCCGGCAACATCAAGTCCATTCGGCAAACCGTTCTTGAATCCGACAATGAAACCAAAGGTGAAAGCAAGGAATCCGAAAAGCAAGAGGAATCCAAATGCAATGCAAATGTTTCGGTCGCCGAAGAAAACAACCATCGTGTCGAACAGCCCGCGCCCGACCCCAAGCGGTGGCGATATTACTTCTATCTTGCCGCCGTCGGCGTTGTGGTGCTTCTTTACCTGAAACGTGTTCCGATTATAAATTGGATAAAAAGAATTTTATCAGGGTTGCGCCGCATCTTTTGAAAAAAATTCTTAACTTTGCAACATCATTGTTGCGAAAGCCCCGAAAGGGGAACAATGACAATTCGCCCGGCAGCTTGTCGGACGTTTTCTTTTTTTGTGTGAGTGGTTACTCACACAAAAAAAGCGACCCCGGAAATGTGACTTTCGGGGTCGCTTCGTGTATTTTTTCGTGTGTCCTTTCGATAATTGCTTGATTATCAGACGGTGTTGCGGTGGGGACGAATCTGAACGCTTTGTTCTGTCCTCTGACAGTGACGTTCAATGTCCCTCGGAGTGAGGAGGGGTATCACTCCGCACTCTACGATTACCAGATTTCTCGGCGATCGTTGTTGTGGTCGGGGTGATACATGAGGGCTGCTGATTCGCAATACCACTCGATGGCTTTTTTTACCATTTTTGTTACTTTCATAATGTGTTCATTTTAAAAGTTTAACATACATGGGTTAATTGATTGTGGAATGCGCGGTGAGGTGGCGCTTCCGAAAAAACTCTGCTTCAGAGCGATCTTTCTACTTGGTCTCTTCGTTGATACGGATGGTACAGTCACCGGTGACACGGAAACTGTCACTTGAGCCGAGTGAGCGGAAGATGTTGTTGACATCTGCTCTGAGAACCTTAAGCATGTTGGTCATAGTTGCAGAAATTTAAATTGAACCTAAAAACAATCTTAAAATATAGTTGCTCTAATTTATTTATTCTGTGCGTCCTCTTGAGAGGCGCTTCTGTACTATATACGCTTAAACCCGGTGCAAAGTTAGATTAAATTTCTGAATTTATGCTATAAAAATATGTTGTTTAACATAAAATCGGGCTAAAAAGGTGCTCTGTCAGCTGATTTGCAAATGTTAATTAACAATGTTAAGTAATCTTAAAATCGCTGATTCGCTATTTTCCGGCGGGAAATCCGGAGGTGACGGAGGCTACGAAACTTGAATCAGCAGGGTTGAGGGTGACGAGCAGACCCTCCACACCGTCGAGCCGTTCGAGCATGGCGAGTGCCTCGCGGGAGTTCATGGCCATGCATGAGGTGGCATAGGCATCGGCAAGCATGGCATTGGGAGCTATCACGGTGGCGGAGAGCAGATCTGTGTGGGCCGGACTGCCGCTGACCGGACTTATAGTGTGCCAGATTCGCCCTGCCGATGTGGTCTTGAAGTTGCGGTAGTTGCCTGAGGTGGCGATTCCGGCGTCAGAGAGAGAGATGACAGTCATGCGCTCATGGATAACGGCGCTATCGTTTTCAACCGGGGCGTCGACCATGATGTGCCACTTGTCACCGCGCGGATTTTTACCGGCGAGTGCGATCTCGCCTCCGATTTCGACCATATAGTCGGTGCAGCCGTTGCGCCGCAGCATCTCGCCTACAAGGTCACAGCCGTAGCCCTTGGTGATGGCCGAGAAGTTGAATTCGGTCTGCGGTGACTTCTTGCGGATGTGGCCTGCGGAGTCGATGGCGCAGGCCGCGATGCCGACCAGGGGCATAATGCTGTCAATGGCCTGCTGCGAGGGCTCAATGCCTGTCTTGCGGTAGCCGAAGCCCCAGAGGTTGACAAGCGGGGCCACAGTAGGGTCGAATGCGCCGGAACTTTCGGCGTTGACCCGGACAGAGGCAAGGAATATGCGCCTGAGCATGGAGTCGGCGGTAAGGTCTTCGCCTCGGTTGATGCGCGAGATCAGAGAGCTGTCGCAGAAGGGCGAGAGCGATAGCTCAACCCGGCGCATCACGGCTATGACCGAATCCTGCAGATCGCGGTCGGCGCAGTAGCTTATATTATAGGTGGTGTTCCACACTCCTCCCTGAAGTGTGCGGTAGGATTTCCCTCCCTGACAACTTGCAAGGCTGAGTATGACGGATACAATCGGGAGTATGACGGCGCAGTAGCGGCTTATGGTTTTCATGAATAAGTGGTAAATTTTCTTCAAAATTACAAAGAATCTAAAAATAATCAATAAATTTGTCTTCCCCGTGTGTTTCTCAATAGCCGGATATAATCATCAATACATAATATATAATATAAGAGGGTGTTTCATAACAAGAGTTAAAATCTGAGTGGTGTATCTTTTAGATAAATTGTTGCAAGGGAGGAAGAAGCA